GATAATTCTTCATCATATTCATATGATTAAAATATGGTTGATGGTTATGTTTATGTCATCACCAAATATGCCTTCGGTAAAATACCAAACTATTGCATATAAAACTGAAACAGAATGTTTTAATGCATTAAATAGTTATTTTGATTATTATAATTCTAAACCTGATTCCTATAAAGAAACATTAGTTACTGATGCTCATTGTATAGAATTTGAATCTTTTCCTATAAAAGCCTTTAAATCTACTGGAATATAATGACTATTGAAGAAGTGATTTTTAATGTATAATAACTTTGTATTACAATGGTATTGGCAAGAAAGACTTATTTATCCGTATGAAAAAACAAAAGCATTTTATTATGGGCCAAGAGAAAAATGGATGTTCTTGGTTAAACCGCAAAAGAGGAGGTTAAATGGAAAAGTTAAAAGGAATATGGAGCAATCTAAAGCCTACATATAAAATATTTATTGTTATATTTGTAGGTATTCTTATATATGCTTTAATTAACAATATATTTAATTAATGTTTGGTAAACTTTTAGGATTAGTAAGCGGAGCATCAGGAGGCGGTTTATTAAAAACTGGCTTAAAGGTTGTTGATGAACTGTATGAATCTGAAGAAGAAAAAACTCAAGCAAGAATGACTTTAGCTACTATTGAAGCTAAATTAAAAGAAAAACAATTAGAAGTAAATATTAAAGAGGCCTCTCATTCCAGTATATTTGTTGCTGGGTGGAGGCCATTTATAGGCTGGTGTTGTGGTATAGCAATAGCGTGGCATTGGATAGGTGTTAGTATTCTTCAATGGATAACTTCTATGACTGGTACTGAAATTAATTATCCTAGTTTTGATTTATCACAAATGTACCCAATTATTATGGGTATGCTTGGTCTAGGATTTGCTCGTAGTTATGAAAAAACTAAAAAAGTAGATGATAGACATTGATTGATTTTGAACCATTAAAAGATAGAATAAAATCTCACGAAGGTTATCGTGATACTGTTTATATGGATCATTTAATGAACGCTACTATAGGATATGGTCATTTATGTAGAAAGGATGAAACATGGATTAAGGATAAAATATACCCAAGAAAACAACTTGAAAAAGTTTTTGAGTATGATTTTAATAAAGCTGTAGATCAAACTGATACTTTATTAAAATCAAGATTGAGTGTTAGTAAAGACACTTTTAACAAAGATGCGTATTTTGTGCTAATTGAAATGGTATTCCAACTTGGAATTGGAAATGTAAAAAAATTTAAAAAAATGTTTGCTGCCCTTGAGAACCAAAACTGGTTGTTGGCATCACAAGAAATGTTAAATTCCCGATGGGCAAGACAAACACCACAAAGAGCTAGTGATTTAAGTAAAATTATGGCAAGTTTAGTATAAAATATAGGGGGAAAATGAATGAAATATAATGCAGATCCTCGTAATTGGCGATTCACATATTGATGATAGACAAAATTTAGATAGATTTACCGCTTTAGGTAAGTTTATTATAGATAAACAGCCTGAATATATCGTTTCTATAGGCGATTTTATCACTTTAAACTGTCTTTCGGCATGGGATAGGGATAATAGAGCTACTTTAGAAAATCAACGCTATTATAAGGAGATTTTAGCTGGTAATAAAGCAATGGATATGTTGGAATATCCACTACATAAGTATAATAAAGGAAAAAGAAGGGGAAAATATAAGCCTAAAAAGTATTATCTTATGGGAAATCACGAAGATAGGCTAACAAGATACCTTATTAAAGATCCTACTTTTGAAAAACAAGTAAGTATTGAAGCCAATTTAAACTTAAAAAAGAGAGGTTGGCGTGTTGTACCATATAAATCACATATTGATATTTATGGTATGTCATTTACCCATATTCCAATAACAGGAAATGGTAGTCCAATTTCAGGAGTTAATGTATGTAGGAAGGCACTCAATCTATACTCTAATTCGGTCATATTTGGCCATACACATCAGTTTAATGTAGAAAATATGTTTAGGCATGGGGCAAAGCATTTAATCCAAGCATTGAATGTAGGATGCTTTTTTGAACATACTGATCCTTATGCAGAAGGAGCAGTAACTCACTATTGGAGAGGTATTATTATGTTAAATTGTACTAAAAAAGGTCAATTTGACCTAAAAACTATTTCTTTACCTTATCTGAAGAAAGAATATCTTTAACTTTTTGCAAATAAACGATAGCATCCCATAATTCTTCAATCGCATCATCTATCCAATCCGCTAGAGATTTTTTAGATGTTACCATAGTATTATTGAACTTTTTTATACCTTTTTCCGATCTTTCAGCAAATTTATTAAGCAATTTTTGAACTAAAGGATCTTTTGTAAAAGCAAAGGGGCGTACAATATTACGCCCCTTATTACCCTTATGTTCCATGATTAAAATGTAACTCCCATAAAATAATCGCAAAATCCACTAGCGGAGCAATAATGTTGGCATCTCACATCCTCCCCTTTGCGAAAGACAATTCTACAGCCCTTGCCTTCCACAAGCCCCTCGTTTTCTAGATATTGTAGAGCTAACTCTTTTGAATCTAGAACTCTTTTGGCAGTTTTTACGCCATCTTTATAGACAGCCCATTTATCACTTTTTGCCCACCTTTCACTAGGCGTACATAAAGGCAAACTTGTAGATTTTTCAGCATCTTGATGATGTTTTATTCTTGCCTTAATATAAGCATCCTGTTCATCAGGTGTCCACCTTCTAATAGGTATCATAACCGCCTGATGTTTAGGATAATTATCGCTTTTTTCTACCCTATACATAGACCAATCTCTAATAATTGCTGGAATATTCAATGAACGAACTTTTATTTCTTTGTTGTGCATTGTTAATTTTTCTTGGTTTTTTCTACACAGAAAATCAAGAACATTTAATTGGTTTTCCCATTCGGGCTTACCATCTTCTACAGCATGAAGAACTTGCCAAGCAGATGTAACCTTAAAATCAACTAACCTTCCTTCAGCTTCAAGAAGATCAAATTGACCACTTAATGTCCAATCATTAGTTATGTCTGAATCCTTGTAAAATAGCCTTTTTTCAGCAATATCCTTATGTCCTCTCTTTGAACGCTGTAAGACATGATGAACATTTGTACCTAGTAGAGAAAATATTTGATCGGAAACATCTTTCTCTACTAAATCCCAATTTCTCATCTCCAACACCCTAATTCTAGCGGGTTGAATAAGTCTTGTAGCTGTAATATTAGATCCTCTTGGTTGATAAGGATCATTGCTGACAGCCCTTACAATAGATGCGGGTAAATTATTGTTATTTGTATATTTCATATTAAAATGGAATATCATCTAGTTCTTCTTTGCCATCACTAGCAGATTCCGAACCATTATCACCATCTTCCAAGCCCTCAAATTCTTTTGCTCGTAGAATAATATTTCTTATTCCTTCAGATAATTGATTAAAAGCCTCTTTTTTGCCATTTTGATAGTCATCAACAGAAAAAGAGATAGAAGGAGTAATTTGTTCAGCTATTTCTGAACCTTTTGGTAGAGGCATCACAGCCCCAACTTTACTCTTTCCATTACTTCCTATGATAACATTAAGCATACAAGGAACACCAAGTAACTTAATAATGTCAAAACCTTGCTTTTCCTTTTCAGTAAAAGCTCGGCCTCGCCAAGATGTTAAATCTATCCCTAAATTAGATTTTTCGTGTAGAGATAGAGTATAAAATTTACTTATTGTTAATGGTTCAGTAGTAGATTCCTTTAATTCTGTAGGTAATTCCCAAATTAAAAGGACTTGCCTACGCCAACTAATTTCCCCATTAAAATTTGATTGTTGAGTACCAAGATCTAATACCTTGATACATCGGGCAGTATAAGTACCAGCTTCAACTTGTTTAAAGCTACCACCTTCGCCTCCACTTGCTATAATACTTGTCATTTTTACCTCTTATGGTTATATTTACTAAAGTTAATCAGTACTACAAAGGCACTAGATAATCAAGTATTTTGTTGATAAAAGTTAATCTAAATGATAATAAAAGATTTGTGGATAATAAATTATTGGCAGAACAAAGGAGAGATGAGGTTGTTACTAAATATGGTGGTAGAAACCTTGCTAGACTACTAGGTATATCTCATCCCGCAGTATCTAAATGGAAAGTAATACCTCCTTTCAGGGCTTTTCAGATAGAAATTCTAGGGGAATTTAAAATGGAATATATAAGACCTGATTTTAACTTTAAATTCCCTAGATAAAAATCCTTATTTTAAGCTATTTTTTTATAGCAATGCTATGGCAATGCTATAGCTATGCTATAAATTCGCAATGCGATTTTATCCCCTTCATCTTCATCTTCATCTTCACCTTCACCTTCAATTTCACACAAGATAACACTAGACATCCCTGTTTACTTTTGGTAATAAAATAAAAATTAACTTTTGTTAAGAGAGGTCTTATGTATATTGATAAATTTGAAATTTTGTCTGTAGGAACAAAATGGATAGGAAATAAAAAAAAGAAGAACCAAATTTTAACTCGTCATTATAGTGATGAAGGAATAATTTTGAAAAAAATACTTCCACTTGTAGATGCTTTTGATGATGCTCATCATCCTCACGCAAGGGATGTAACTATAACTGTTACATTTAAGGAAAACGATTAATGAGGAGATCAAAATTTGATGAACAAAGCCCCGCTTTCCAATTTTATGCTGGAGATTATATAAGTGATCCTAGAAGATTGAAAAGACCTTTAGAATCACAAGGGGCTTATGTTCTTCTTTATTGTCATTGTTGGATTAGTAAAATAATTGAGTTTGATTTTGAGATCATGTCCAAAATGTGTAATTGCCGATTAGAGAAAATACAAAAAATTTGGCCTACAATAGAGGATATGTTTGTAAAAAAAATAATAGAAAATAAAGAATACCTTATTTGCATTGAAGCTGAAGAAGAAAGACGAGTACAAACTTTAAATAGAAAAAAAAGATCAAATGCGGGTAAAAAGGGAGCAGATATAAGATGGAAGGAAGAAAAATGAAATTTTTTAAAGATAATGAAGGAAGAACTAGGATTAATTTTAATAAGAGAGATGCTAGTTTAGTCAATAATGGTAATAAGAATGGAACTTGGAAACTCGATGTTACAAGTAAAAGTAAAAAAAGTAAAATAACCTTAAATGTCGTATGTGCCGAAGGTGGAATTAGTACATTAGTTGAGGATATGTATTTTACAAATCACAGGAACAATAAATGAATCATCTGTGTGCCACATTAGTTGTTATGTGTTCTATTTTTTCGAATAATCCTACTATTTACCTTGAAAAAAATAACGATCATAATGAAAAACAAATATTTATACAAAATATTTCAAAATGTGCTGTCGAATGGAACGCTTATTATACTGAACCTGAAAAAAGAATACCAATTAATTTAGCTGTTGGTATATCGGCTCACGAAAGCGGTTGGGGAACGAGTAGGTTTGTCCAAGAAGGAAATAATTATTTTGGGATGAAAACAAATAGCGAAGATCCCGATTTATATATGATGCCTAAAAAAAATAAAAAGGTAAAATTAGCCAAATATCATTCAATGTGTGAATCTGTTTTTGATTTTATGGATTTATTAACACAAAACAAAAGATATAAATTTTTTAGAGAAGAATTAATCAATCAATGGTTTGATGATAATATTGATTACAAGGTATTACTGAAAACTTTACATCAATATTCAAAAGATAAATCTTGGTCAATACAGGTTTTAAAAATAATAGGTCAATTAAATGGGTAAAAAAGAAGAAGATCAAACTATTGGTTCGGCTATGGGTATTGAAAGCAATAGTCATTGTGAAATATTTTTAAGCGGATTTGGTGATACACATAGTTTTCAAACTTTTGATGATAAAGGTAAAAATAGGTCTTTAATAAGACAATTTCATGGCTCTTTTAAAGAGCATAAGGACAGCCTTGCTGACTTAAATAAAAAAGGGGCGGGAGTTTTTTTTACTGTAAATCAAACAGATTTAAAAGGAAGAACAACACAAAATGTAAACAAAGTTAGAGCAGTATTTATTGATCTAGATGGTTCGCCTTTACCTGAAGAATTTGAGATAGAGCCACATTTTATATTAGAAACTAGCCCTAAAAAATATCATTGTTATTGGTTAGTTGTTGATATGCCTTTACAAACATTTCCTTTATATCAATCAGCTTTGGCTGAAAGATTTAATAGTGATCCAAAAGTCAAGGATTTGCCTAGAGTAATGAGAGTAGCGGGTTTTCATCATCATAAAAAAACACCATTTCCAATAAAATTAATACAAGTATCTATGATGGATGCTTATAAGATGGAAGAAATTAAGAATAATTTTAATCTTAAAAGACCTATGATTAGACACAGTACTACAAATTTTACTCCTTCAATGTATAAAGGTAAATATACAGGAACTTTACGATATGGTATGGCTGAAGGGGATAGACATCAAACATTGGTCAAAATGTTAATTGCTATTGGTAAAAGGGGGGAAACCTTTGAATATGCCAAAAATGAGGCGATACGATTTGCAAGACTTTGCACTCCACCTGAAAACGAAAATGAGGTTTTGTTTCAATTAAACGATATATGGAAAAGATATGGATTTACGAGAATATCAACTTAAAGCTATAGATAATTTACGACATCAGATTAAATCTGGTAGAAAAAAAATATTATTAGTAGCCCCAACAGGTTCAGGAAAAACTGTGATTGCATCTTCAATGATACAAAAAGCGGTAGAAAAAGGAAATTCTTGTTTATTTGTGGCTCATAGAAGGGAATTAGTAATGCAATGTTCTAGAAAATTATCTGAATTTGACATTTCACATGGAATAATAATGGCGGGTAAAAGCCCCAATAACATGACAAATGTCCAAATTGCATCAATTCAAACATTTTCTAGGAGAAAAGATAGAGATGATTTTATGAAGCCTTTGGCTGATTTAATTATTTTAGATGAAGCTCATCGTAGTGTTACAGAATGTTTTAAGAATATAATTGATGATTATCCTAATGCTATTATTATTGGATTAACAGCAACACCTTGTAGAAATGATGGTAGGGGGCTTGGTAATTTGTATGAAGAATTGGTTGAATGTGGAAATATAAGAAGCCTAACAAGACAGGGATTTCTTGTTCCCAATAGGATTGTAGCCCCTACTATTCCTGATTTACAAGGAATTAAGATAGTAGCGGGGGATTACGATAAATCTGATCTTAATAAAAGAATGAATAGAATTAAATTAATAGGCGATATTGTAACTCATTGGATTGAACATGGGGAAGATAGGCCTACAGTTTGTTTTGCTACCTCTATTGCTCATTCAAAGCATATTGCATCTATTTTTAATGATAATGGGGTTAAAGCTGGTCATATAGATGGGGAAATGCCTGAAATTGAACGAGAGGAGCAACTAGAACTACTAGATAGTGGTAAAATTAAGGTTTTATCTAATTGTATGGTTTTAACAGAAGGTTGGGATCAGCCGAAAGTATCTTGTATTATTGTTGCAAGACCAACAAAATCTTATCCTCTATACCTTCAAATGATAGGAAGGACTTTAAGGCCTTATGAAAAAA